CTGTTTGGTATCCATGATCCCGAAACCGTTTTTCCGATTGTGGGCCGTTACCGCAGCTACCGCCGATGCAAGCGGGCGGGCTGCATGTGGCAGGATAGCCATGTGGTACGATAAGGACAACGATGGAAACGATTGACGCGAAATTCTACGCCGAAAACGCCATTTGGGCAGATAGTATCAGGTTGTACGCCAAAGCGGGCGGCGCGTTGGCAAAACATATCGTCTGGGAGCAAGTCGCCAGCGAGGCGGTAGAAAGCGAACCATTTATGGTCGTTCCCCGCGAATCCGCCCAAAATCTAATGGATGCGCTTTGGGCGGCTGGCCTGCGCCCGAGCGAGGGAACCGGAAGCGCCGGGGCGCTGGCCGCAACGCAGGCGCATCTCAAAGATATGCAGATGATAGCCGGGCGGCTGATGACGATGGTGGAAAAATGAACAGGCTACAGATATTTGTCACGTCAAAAAAAAACCGGCGAGCGGATAGAGATAACCAACTGGCTGTATTGGTTCGAGGAAAACGGAGTAATGACAGTAGCCGGTGAAGGGCATTATGACAATTATCAAATCGAAATACTTGTCGATGGCATCCGGGTATATCCGAAGGGCTGAAATCTGGCTCTTTCGTGATGGCTGGGAAGGCCCCGCCGTGTTCATCTTGGCCCTGTTTGTTCTTGCCGTTGTCGTAATCGTTAGCGCCGCGTGTTCTGTGGCGCTGATGCTGATACCCTGGTGGTGAAAATGAGCGAACCTGTCACGACCAAAACATTACTCCATTTTGGCGTTCCGCCTGCAGAAGCCGAGCAGGTCGAATGGCGGATTGTCACCCAGAATGTCAATGTAGTGTCAATCACGATAGAGTACGAAGTTGACGGCGAACCGGCGTTTATTGGGCCGGTAAAAATGATGAAGGTAGAGAAATGACCAAAGCCGGAGCCGCTGACGACCTGCGCCAGCGTCCGGTGACGTGCCCGCACTGCTGGATTGAGTTCTCGCCGTTTTTGTGCGCTGATGATTGGGCCGTGATATTCTGCGGGTATTGCGGCAAGGCGGTACAGGTGGCGGTCAGGGACGGCGTAGTGAAGGCGGAGAAGGTATGAGCGAAGGGCCAGCGGACTATGACGCCGGGGAGGCTTTGCGCTTTGGGGCGCAAGTGTTCAAAATCCAAACCCTGATAGACGGCGGCGTCCGCTTGACGCTTGATTTAGTCTCGCCTGTCTCTCACGAAGTAATCACGAGTTTGTTTGACGCCAAGCAACCGGGCGTTATTTTGCAATGTGCGGCGGTTGCGGTTTTACAAAGTGTTACAAATGGCGAAACCAAAACTTACAAACGAGCAACGCGAAGCCCTATTGACCTGGCTGGCGGCTGATTACGATAGTGGCCTAATAGCCCAATGGTTCAAAGAGCGAAAATGGCCCGAAATATCGCGGGCTACTTTGCATTATTACCGCGAAAAATACGGAATACTGATAGACGAAATCCAGAAAGCGCGCCGCGAAAGCGCATTAAATACCGGCCTGGCGCTGAAAGAGGAGCGCGTAAAAAGGCTAATGCAGCACGCCGATGCGCTTGACGCTATCAAATGGGAGCCGGATGAGCGCGGGCGGTTGTGGAATGAGAAAGCGTGGCGCGAAACTCTCGCCGATATTGCCGCCGAAGTTGGCGGACGTAAGCAATCCATCGAGCACACCGGCGCAAACGGCGGGCCAGTGGAGTACATTGTCAAAGTTGGGATTGACCCGGACAGGCTATGAAAAACGGCTATCAGGTGCAAGCGGCTGACGGATTACAAGAAGCGGAATACACGCCCCGTGGCGGATGCGCCCAGTTTTTCTATTGCCGCGATCACGAGTTTATAGCCGAAGGCCCCGCCGAAACAGGTAAGACACTGGCAGCCTGCTGGAAGGTGCATTTATTGGCGCTTAAGTATCCCGGCATGAATGGCGCAATTGTGCGAAAAACACAGAAAAGCGTTTACGGCACAGTGCTACAGACATTCAAGCGCGTTATCAAAAACGCCCCAGTTGAACCGTATGGCGGCAGCAGACCAGAACAGTATATCTACGCCAACGGTTCTACTATCTGGGTAGGCGGTATGGACAACCCGGATAAAGTTTTATCATCCGAGCGCGATTTTTTTTACGTCAACCAAGCCGAAGAGCTAACAATTGACGATTGGGAAAAGATGACAACGCGCACAACCGGGCGCGGCGCGGTTATGCCCTACACCTTTACTTTTGGCGATTGCAACCCTGGCGGCTCAAAACACTGGATTAGAGCCAGGGCGCAGGCCGGGGCGCTCAATCTAATACGCACAACGCACAGAGATAACCCGCGCCTGTATACCAGTGGTGGCATTCTGACCCCAGATGGACAGCGGACAATGGAAACGCTGCAAAGCCTGACCGGGGTAAGGCGAAAAAGGTTACTTGATGGGATATGGGCAACTGCCGAGGGCGCGGTTTACGATGGTTTTGACGCTGCGCTCCACGTCACCGAACGGCCAGAAAGCGAAATGAAAGCCTGGTTTTTGGCTTGCGACGAAGGGTATACCAACCCGGCGGTGATTTTGCTAGTCGGGCAAGATAGCGATTTGCGCTTGCACATTCATCGTCAGTTTTATCGGCGCGGCGTATTGCAGGCAGATTACGTCGAGACGGCTAGGGAGTGGTGTGACGAAATCAGACAAAAAGCCGTCGAACGCTTTCGGGCTGAAAATCACGGGATAACAGAGAGCCAAAAGTATGACATTCCTGGCTGTACCGCCTACGTAGACGAGGCCGCCGCTGGTCTAATAGCGGATATGCGCGATGCCGGAATAAATACATTCGGCTCAAAGGGGCGCGTTTTAGATGGTATTCAGGCCGTCCAGAATATGCTACAGATAAAAGGGGACAATCGCCCTCGCCTGACTGTTGACCCGTCCTGTACTGATGTCATCAATGAATTTGAGTCATACATTTGGAAACCAGAGAAAGACGAGCCGGTCAAGGAAAACGATCACGCAATGGATGCGCTACGCTATTTGGTTATCAAGGTCGAAAGCATTATTTCACCCGACCAGCTGGTAGATTGGGTATAGGAGCACACTATGGCACTTTTCGGACTTGTCACGAAAAAGGATTATCAAACCCTGCAAAAAGAGCTTGAAACCGTCAAGCTGGAATACGAGAAACTCCCCCGCTGGCTTTTGGAAGCAGCAGGGGCGGAAAAGTATACCCTGCCTGACCCGTCGCTCTATGAAACGCAGAGCAATCTATACCGGAAACTGTCATGGATTGCCAAATGTATCGACGCCTTTGGTAACGCCCTGCCTGGCGCAAAATTCAATGTCAAACGGCTGGTAGGCGAAAAGACGAAGGACATCCCCAACCATCCATTTGAGCAGCTTCTACGCATCCCGAACCCAATGCAGAGCCGGTCAGAGTTTTTGTACTCCGTTGGTGCGGAATACAAACTAACCGGCAATGTCTATATCTGGCTGAATAGCAAGGATGAATACAATCCACCTTCCGAGATGTGGGTGATCCCCTCGCACATGATCCAGCCCATCCCGGATGAAAAGATGTTTATTCGCGGATATTATTATTATCCCGGCGACGGGCAAGAAATGATTTTAGAGCCGCACGAAATTATCCACCTGAAGCGGTTCAATCCGTTTAGCCGCTTTGTTGGCCTGTCGGCAGCTGAAGCGATTGCCGTGACAGCGGCAGGCGGGCAGGGAATGAAAGATTGGAATACGCGCTTGTTTGCCGAGAATAACGCCCGGCTCCCCGGTATCCTGCTGTTCGAGCAATTTGTAGAACAGGGCATGTGGGATAAAATCAAAGGCGACACCCGCGAAGCCGCTAAAAAGCGCGAACTGCTGATGTTGCGCGGCACAGGGCAGGGTGGCGTCAGGTGGCTCCAAAACTCAATCAGCCAGCGAGAGATGGAGTTTCTCGAAGGGCTGGAAGCCGGGGAAAAGGATGTCATGGATACCCTGACACCGGGCCTGTATACCTGGCTTTCACAGTCCAGTACAATGGCAAACAGCGAAAGCAACCGGGCCGCGTTCAACGAATTGACGCTCTACACCTTTCACACGCTATTGGCCGAAAAGATTACGGCGCAAATCCTGCCCCGCTATGCCGGGCGTCCGCTGGTAGGCGAGTTTGACGATGTGCGGATTAGTGACCGGGCAATGAAGCTGCAAGAGCAGGCCGCCTATGAGCGCTCTCACAATATCGCCGAAGTGCGCGAAAAGTTCTATGACGACCAGCCGCTTGGAGACGAGCGGGATGATTTGATGATTGCCCAGATCAAGCCCGAGAACAGCGCCCCGGCCCAGCCTGCCCCGTTGCAACCGGCAGAAAATCCCGCCGAAGTCCCCCAGGCTCCGACCGGGGAAGCGGACGAGATGACCGAGAAGCCGCCAGAAAATAGCGCTGTACTGGCAGACTTGGCGCGATACGAACGAAAAGCCATGAAGCGGATTGGCAGGCCGGTCAACTTTGAAAGTGACCACATCCCCGCCGATACCCTGCGCACCCTGGCGGCGCGGCTGACTGCTTGCGATAGTGCCGAGGCGGTCAAGATGGTTTTTTCGACCACTCGTGAAAAGTTGCGCCCGGCTACGCCCGCCGATATTGCGACCCGCCTTGACATCCTGATTGGCAAAATCAAATGAACTACAACGCCGTCATCCTGGAAGCGGTCAAGCTGACGATTGACTACCTGGGCGCGTGGGGGTGGAAAACATACGAGTTCTTTCTGCGCTCCCTGTCTGCGTCCGTCCGCGCCCTATGGGCTGGCAATATCACAGAAGCCGTTTTTATTGATAAACTCGCCAGCCTGCTAGAGCAGCAGATGCGCCGCGCCTGGAATGAGGGGATGCGCGATAACGGCCTTGACCCTGCAAGGGATATGAAGCCGGAATGGGAACAGGCTTACCAGGAATTGGTGGCTGAACAGTTCGGCTATGTTGACCAGTTCGCCGCCGATATTGTCGAAGCCCGCAAGGTTCCCGGCGCAAGCATTGACCCGTTCATCATCCGCGCTGAATTGTGGGCGAACAATTACACGTCAACCGTGAACACTGCCCGCGTTGTGACTGCCGCCAAAGATGCCCGCTATGTCTGGCGGCTGGGCGCAACGGAGGAACATTGCGAGACCTGCGCCGCGCTCAATGGCGTGGTGGCCCTGGCGTCCGATTGGGATAAACTGCGGGCGCGCGGAATTGAACCGCAAGGCGATAAGCTAATGTGCGGCGGCTGGAATTGCGATTGTATGTTAGAGTTGACTGATGATGACTTGACGCCGGGCGGGATACCGTCTGTGCCGCACAAGTAACCATAAGCCCCGCCGGGAAGCCGTATAGTACCGGCGGGCAGGATGGATAAATGACCCCAACCCCGCGAATAATCGAACTGTGCCCGGAAGCCTGGAAGCTGTACGAAGCCTGGATGGCGGCATTGTCTGACCATCCTATCGAGTGCGCCAAAGTCCAGACGGCTTACAGCGCGTTTCGGGAACACCGGCAGACCTGCCCGAACTGCACGCCGCACGCCTGGTATCAGGCGGCAAAGGATATGCAGGCCGCTTTCCCAGAGACGATTGAGCAAGCCGGACAAAAGATCATTGACGCGCTACAGGGTAAACCATGACCCAGATTAGTATCAAAACTAACGCCCCACTCGTGCGCCAGGGTCTCGAAAACCTGACGAAAGAAATCCCCGCCATTGGGCGGCGGCGGATTTACAACACCATGCGCAAAATACAAGCGCGGATGCGCAAGCCAGGCAAATCACCGCACTACCCTATCAAGTGGGATAGTGAAAAACAGCGCCGCGCCTTTTTTGCGACTAAAGGATTCGGGCGGGGCATCCCGACCACGCGCACCGGGCAGTATACAAGCGGCTGGAAAATCGTAAAGCAGGATACCGGCTACCAACTGACCAACCAGGTTGGATATACAAAGTACGTGGGCGGTGACGCTTACGGACAAATCCATAGCGGGATACACGTCGGGCGCTGGCCTGTTTTGCGCGATGAAGTCGAAGCGGAAATCAAAACGTTGCCCGATGAAATCGAAAAGGAAATCAAACTGGTTGCGAGGAGAAATAACCTATGAACGACGGATACTTAGGAATTGATTATGCCAAAAGCGTATGGCAAGAAATCTATGCCAGAACACCGGCGCGAAAGGCGACACTGGGCGAGAGATTGTATTATTGGATTGGCAAAAAGATTACTGCAATAAAGCTGGCGGCAAGGCGCAATGGGTTATAAAATGACACTTATAGACGAAGTAAGAAAACTCATGGTAGAGATTGAATACTCTCGGCTTATCGATGCCGGAAAATGCAAAACGATAGCCGGGCAAATCGAATCTATCCGGGAGGCCGAGCGCATCGTGGCGCAAAAATTGCAGTTGACAAATCTCCGTGATTAGCATATACTAATCATACAGATTAGCACGATGCCAAGAATTACCGCAGGGCCGCCGGAAAGCGGCGCGGGAAAAAGGGCAGAACTACACCAAAGCGTTGTAACGGGTGTGACAATTCAGTCACACCCGTTTTTGTTTTTACCTGGAGAATACCGCGATGCCGTACGACAACGTACCAGAGAATTTATGGCAGAAAATGGACGATTGCGTCCAGAAGGTGCAAGCGGACGGCAACGACAAAGAAAGCGCCGTTGCAATCTGCTACGCCGCAATTGTCGAAGGCAAAGCCGACGCGGCCAGCATTGCGGGCAAAGCTGGCTACATCATCGCCGCCGATGTGCTGGAGCAGGCCGCCAAGTTTCTCTCGTCTCCAATCAAAGCGGTCGGGGATTGGGAGTTAGACGTATTGGCGGCACCATTCAATAAAACCGACAGCGACGGCCAAACCTTTGATAGCAAAACCGATTTTATGCTTGAGTCATTCTCGGCCCCGGTCATTCTGTACCATCATGGGATTATGCCGGGCAAGAGCGGGCTACAGGGTAAGCCGGTCGTGATTGGGAAAGCTAATCAGCCAGCCGTCAAAAGCGATGGTTTACACGTCCGGGTTATGCTGGATAAGTCCCTGGATTGGGCGCGGCGCGTTTGGGACGCGGCCAAGAAGGGCCTGGCGGTTGCATCATCTGACAGTATCGCCCATCTCGCCCGCCTGGAAGTGGGCGGCAAATTGAGCATGTACGAAAAGGACAAGCCGGGCCGGATTGCAGTGTGGCCCCTGGCCGGTTTGTCTTTGTGGGACGCGGTTAGTGAAAACTTTCGCCCCGCTTCCCGCTATGCGTTGGCCCTGCCGGCCATGAAAGCGATTTACAGGGAGGCCGGATTGGTATTCCCTGAAACTACCGGCGGCGCAATGCCACAGGCCGACTTGACGGCGGCAAAGCGTGCGCGGAGACAAGAAATCGAAACCTTTTTATCATCCCTAAGACACTAGGAGCAAATACCATGAAATCCCTTGCAGAATTGAAAGTCGATTTGAAGGCTGTTCGCCAGCAAATCAAGGAATACGCCGGATTGCAGGACTTTTCCGACGAAGATCACAAGCAACTGGCCGGGTTGAAAGACCAGGCGCTCAAACTCGACGCGCAAATCACCGCCCGCGAGGAAGTCGCCAAGCTGGAAGCCGACGAACAGGCCGAGCGCGACGCCGATGTCAAACGCCAGATTGCCGAAGGCATCAAAGCCGAACGCGAAAAACTGGAAAGCGCCGCCCGCCGCTTGCCGATGGGTGTGGCTCCCCACCAGTCCCGCTATGGCGACACCAACAAATACGACGGCCTCGATGCCGTTGACCTGTCCTTGCTGATTAGCATGGAACAGGCGCTGAAAATGGATGTCCAGCCCGGCGCGTTGAAAGCAATGAGCCTGCGCGTGGGCGAACTCAAAGACACCGATGAGCAAGTCCGCCAGGATAACGCCTATGTCAAGCAGGCTTTCAAGGCCGCCACCAACATTGACCCCGAAATGAAGGCGATTGAATCCGCCGTCAAGGCCGCGACTGACCCGATGTACTCGGGCGGCTCCAGTATCGGCTCCGATTGGGTTGGGACGCTGTACTCCACCGAACTGTGGCGGGCCATTCGCGCCGCTAATCGCGTGGTTGCGAACATCCCCAGCGAAGTCATCCCCGACGGCTATTCGAGCAAGACCTGGCCGCTCGAATCGACTGACATGACCTGGTACAAAGTCAGCGAAGCCACCGCCAGCGATGGGACGCTGAAAGTCCCCGCCGCGACTGTGACCGCCTCCCAGATGGCGACCGCCAACAAGAACATCACGACTTCCAAAATCGGCTCACGGGGCATCTACACCGGCGAACTGGAAGAGGACAGCCTGATTCGTTTCTCTGCCCAACTGCGCACCCAGCTGCAGGCCTCCGGCTCCGAAATCCTGGAAAGCCTGGTCATTGACGGCGACACTGAAACCAGCGCGAGCAAAAACATCAACGACATCGCCGGGACTCCCGCCGCAACTGACTACTTCCTGAGCTTTGACGGCTTCCGCAAATTGGCCCTCGTGACCAACACTGCCAACAGCGCGAGCGCCGAGGGCGGGCTGGACATCGAGGACTTCCTCGACCTGCTGAAGCTGATGGGGACGGCTGGCCTGGCGGGCAGCGACCCGAGTAAGGTCAATTTCATTGTAGACGGTAATGTCTACTATGCGATGGCGAAACTGCCCGAAGTCAAGACCAAAGATGTCAACTCTGCCGCGACTGTCGAAAATGGCTTTGTGACCCAGGTCTACAACGTGGGCGTAATCCCGTCCTGGCAGATGCACCGGGGCTCGACCGTCCGCAAGGCGAACACGGCGGGCAAAATCGACCTCGACACCGTTGGGAACAACACCACCGGCGCAGTCCTGGCCGTCCGCTGGGATCAATGGAAAATGGCCTATAAGCGGCGTATGACGATGGAGATGACCCGCATCCCGAACGCGGATAGCTGGGAAATCGTCGCCCTGGCCCGCCTGGGGCTTGGCTACCGCGATACCGAAGCCTCCGCGATCCTGTACAACGTGGGCGTGTAATCGCCCTGTTCGTCCGATAAGAGAGCTTGACGCCGGGCGGGCGCAAGTCCGCCCGGCTAGGCAAAGGATAACCGAATGGCAAAATACCCTTATGTTGCGCGTGGTTCGCAGGCCAACCGCATCTATACTACCCAGATTTTTAACATCGATAACGGCGCGGCTACCACAATTGATGATTGCGCCTTTTCCCTTGACCAGCCGGTCGAGATTATCTCCATTCGCGCCATTTACACCGAGGCCACCGACACGGCAGGCGTAGCATCTGCCAATTACAAGGTTGGCACGACTGCGGGCGGGGCTGAAATTGTGGCCGCTTTTGCGCTTGAAGTATCAAAGGCGGTTGGCGCGGCTGGCACAAAGGCGACGCTGGTTTCTGATTATGTCCCGGCCAATACCACTGTCTTTGTCCGGCATACTGGCATTGCCGCCACCGAAGCCGGGCAGTACAAAGTTCAGATTGAATATCGGGTGCGCCCGTAGTATGCACATCCGCGACTTTTACCAAAAGCACGCGGGGCAAACCTGCCTGATTTGCGGGGTGGGGCCGAACCTGGCCCTGACCCCGCCCGAGTGGTTCGATTACCCGTCCTTTGGCGTCAATACCATCTTTCGGTACGAAGGCTGGAAACCGACTTACTACGTCGGGGTTGATGAGCGGCTACAACGGGAAAACGGCGCGGAAATCTCGGAGAAGTACGCCGATGTGCCAAAGTTTATCCCACGCCCCGACCGCGACACCTGGCAGGGTGAGAACTTCTATCGCTTCTATCATCGCCCCGGCCCTACCATCGTAGGCGGCAGGCTGGCAAACCACAAAGACGCGCTAGACGGGTTTGGCATCTCATATCGGCGCATCATGGGCGCGGCGCTACAGATTGCCTGGCACATGGGCTTTAGTACCATGCTGATGATTGGCATCCAGCACAAGCCGGATGACTACCGCGCCCATTTCTGGGGGCCTGACGAGAAAGCCCCGACCGGCGGACAGGAACATTGGTTCGATGAATACGCCGAAATCATTCATGCCATGAATAGCGTCCGGGTGCTCAATATCAGCGCGGATACCTATGTCCCCGAAAACATTATCCCGCGTGACGATTGGCAGAAATGGAAAAACAGATGAAAGTCAAAATGCTTGAATACTTTCAGGGGCGCAACCAACCGATGCTAGGGCTGGGCAAAGAGTACGACGTTAGCGCCACTCTGGGCGCGTGGCTGCTCGAACATCGCAAGGCCGAACAAATCGAAGCGCCGCACTATGGCGGGCAGCCTGAGCCGGAACTGCGCCAGGATGACGAATTACCGGTCGCCGAAGCGCTCGAAGCCGAGCCGGAAGGCTTGCCAGAAGTCCCGATTTATCCCGCGAAAGCGGGCAAGAAAGGCCGGAAATAATGGCTATGTCTTGTACGATCACCAAGAAACGGCACAACAGACTAACAAAGGTCTCTTTCGCCTGTGTTAGCGCCGCAGGTGGTACAGCCAGCGGCACCACGACCGATAAATTCAGCGGCGAAATTGTGCGCGCGGTTTTTGTCCCCGGCACGTCTGGCAATCAGCCAACCGACAATTTCGACGTGGTTATCAATGATGATGACGGCTACGATGCTTTGGCCGGGCAGGGCGCGAACCTGTCAAACGCCGCCGCCACAACCAAAGTAGCCAGCATGGGCGCAGTGGTCTATGATTACCTGTCAATCGCCGTGTCGAATGCGGGCGATACAAAACAGGTAACGGCGCATATTTACCTGCTGGAGCGCTAAGAATGACGATTACCAACGGTTACACCACCCTGGCAAATTTCAAGGCTTATGCCATGCCAGACCGGGGCACGGACGCCGCCGATGACGGCGTAATCGAAGCCATTATCGAAGCCGTCAGCCGTTGGATTGACGCGCAGACCGGACGCCATTTTTACACCACTTCGGCGGACGAAACACGCTACTTTACAGCCGACCGGAGTTACGAACTTTACACCGGCGACTTGATTAGTGTCACGACCCTGAGCCTGGATACCCAGAATGACCGGACGTATGCCGCCAACCTGACATCGGATGAATACAACCTTGCGCCCTACAACGCCAGCGTAGACGGCAAGCCCTACAACAGCATCGAGCTTATCCCGACCCTGGCCGATTACGCTTTCCCGCTCACGGCGCGGGGCGTGAAAGTGGTTGGGAAATTCGGATGGACTACCGCGCCAAAAGACATCACCGAATTGTGCAATGACATTGCCCGCAGTGTCTATCATCGCCGCTACGGGCAGAATGTCACCGGGGCGGCCACCATCACCCCGGCGGGTGTGGTGATTACGCCGAAGGACTTAACCGAGATGTCCCGCGCCTTGCTGCATACCTACCGGGTGATTGTATGAGCTTATCTACTACCGCCATCACCGCCGGGATTGACGCGCTGACCATTGCGGGCGTCACGATTTACGACATCGATGATACGCCCGAAGTCCTGACCGCTTCTGATTGCCCCTGCCTATTCCCAAGCCCCGACAACCTGGTCGGCG